CTTCAACGATTTCAGCACGAAGGCCTCTTTCGATTGCTAGTTCATTTTGTTGCATCCATTCTTCAACCATATAGTTGAGATATTCATCTAGTTTTTCTGCTAGGTCTTCCTTGATTTGCTCAACAGCAACTTGGAATTCTTCTGTCAGATTAGTTTCCATTGCTTCAACAATGGTTTCTACTCTTGATAGAACAGCAGCTTCAAAAATAGTTGTTGCTTTGTTTCTGAATTCTTCAGACAGGTTTTCACCTTCTAGCAGAGCAGCAACATCATCAGACATATCGATGCTTTCATGATATGACTGGAATGTAGCGCCTGGGTTCATTGGCATTGTTTGTGGTGCCAACTTACCAGCGATACGATCACGAATGTTGGCCATATCTGTAGCGTCTGATTGTTGAATTGTTCTTAAATCACCACGACCCATAGTCTCTTGTGGTTGACCTGATAGCTTCTTCATTGGCTCTGAACCAACAGGAGGTGTTGCACCTGGAGGAGTTGCTGTGGGAACTCCTTTTGTGTAATCAGGTAGTGTCTCGCTGTCTTTTTCTGGATCATCACCGATTGAACCTACGTCTTGTGTACCATAAGCAACGCTTGATGGTAGTCTTGAAGGTTTATCTTGACCACCTCTTTTAGATGCAATAGATGCGTCTAAAATTTCCTTAGCGGCTTCAGAAAGATTAAATTTAGGCATTTTAGAAATCTCCTTGTTTTTCTATATTGGATATTTATAATTAAAGTTTTTTTATGAAGTTTTCAAATATGCGTAGACTTACTTGCTCAATCTCTTTTCTACTCGCTTGTTTGATTTGCTGAATAGCCTGAGTTTGATCTACCTCTGTCCATACGCCTTCTACTAACATCCATTCCTTGCCTTCCATAATACCTTGAACAAAAGCTCCAGGTGCGGAAGGATCTGCTACAATATCAGCCGCTGTGGCAAGATAAAAGTCTGGTTGAACAACATTAACACCATTTACATTTTTTAGAGAACCCATACCTCTAGATGAAACACCTACACATCCTCCACCTTCAATCAGTTTTCTAGCAATGTTACCCATTGGTGTGTCCAACACTTTTGCTTTACCAATCCACTGTGTACCATCTTCATGCAATCCTTTGATAAGAATAGCAACACGGTCTAAGTTGATTGTAGGAGAGTCTGGATGTCCTAGTTCCCCATAAGCACGATTTTTATTGATATAATCTTCTGTATAACGATGAACTTCTTTTTTCATCGTATTAAATTCATACAGACGACCATTTTTGTTTTTCTTTTCAGAAACAAGAAAAGGTCCTTGAATGTATAATTGTTTTTGTCCGTCTGCTTCTTCTGTGAGATATTCGACAGTCTCAAAAACTTCTTTGATAAGTTTCATATTTCTTTCCTATTATGGAGTAATACCGTATGGAGGATAGTTAAATGCAGCAGGATCATTAAATTGACCACGCTGATAATATGCATTATCTTTACGCAGTTCTAGAATGATTGTATAACTTGCATTTGCAACTTGACCACGGGTGTGAATACTGATATCACCATTTGTGTTGGCATTTACACTAGGATTTCTAATAGTAATCCAGTTTCCTGCACCATCATATTCTCCGTTACCTTGCATAAACAGAATTGGAACACCAGAATCTGGTTCTGCTTGTGGACTGTTGTTTGCTCTCCAGTATAGTTCTACTGATCCTGATCCTGTGTCTGTATCGTACCAGCAACGATTAACAGTTAAACCATAGTATGGTAGAGGAGTATTACTTAGACTCAAGCCACTTCTTAGTGGAACACCATTTGCATCTAAAGCACCATATAGTGTGTTTGCTTGAATTCTAGCAATGTTTTCTTCTTGTGACACTCCATCAAAAAGACCAGTTAGTTTAATAACTGTCATTTGTGTATCGTCTTTTAGAACTTGATATGAAAATGCATTAGCCATTTCTTAATCCTTAACTTTTATAAGATACATGTTTCCATGCAAAATCTGCTACTTTTTTAAAATGGTTTTTACTCTTATGAGCCATTTGAGAAATCTTTTCTTTGTTCTCATCATTTACTGCACCATGTACTTTTAAAATAGCATTGGCTGTTTGTACATCAACTTTCATTGAAGAACCATCTTTAAATTTAACTGATTTAGCTTGACTATTATCAACTATATTCTTCAAATGATGCATTACACTTTCTTCTATTGGCTCTAATTGTAATTCTTTTTCTTCGTTTGCCCACTGTTTGACATGATATGGTATACTAATATACTTGTTTAATTTGTCAACCTGATACAAGGCAACACGTTGTCCATTCGGAAATTCACGAATAGATTTTCTACGCATGATAAGAATCTGTGGAGGATCTGATGGATTTGATGTGAACACACCAGGCATACCATCAATATCTTCTTCTATCTTATCTGCCGCAATAAAATCTTTTAGTGATTTCATTCTTCGGTAGTTCCTTCTTCTGCTTCAACAGAAGTTTCGGAATCTTCTTCTTGTGTAACTAATCCGTGTGCAATCTCTTGCTTTTTCATTTCAATATGTGAATGTACTCTGTCTTGAATTTCAGCATAAAGAGCATCACGCATTGCTGCGGCATCATCTTGAATTGCATAATCTATAATTGCTCTGGTATTCATGATCTTCCTTTATTTAAAAAATGAACAAACACTATTTATAATATTCTTGTCAATCTTCTTACTATTGAATCTTCAGACAAACTTAAGTCAGCAGAAGATGATGTAGAAGCCGATTTAGGTTTTCTCTGCTGTTGTCCTTGCGAATTTGCAGCAGGAGTTTGTTGTTGTGCCTGATCGGCATTCTGTTGTGCTGCCATATCTTGCTGTTGCGCCATTTGCTGTTGCTGTGCATCCATTTGAATGTCAGTCATCATCTTTTGTTGTGTCACAGCATTTTGAACCTCAGTTGGCACTTCAAATCCAGCTTTCTTCTCATCATCAATTTCTTTATCGATGAGTTTGATTTCTTCATCATCCATGCGTAGAACATTTCTACGAATCCAACCCATTGAATAATATGTTCCAGTATATGCATCAACTTGCTGTAACAGACTCAATCTGTTTGCCATTAATTCTGCTTCTTTGAGTTCTGAAAAATTATTATCTTTCAAGAAATCATAATACATGTGTTCTTTAAATTCTGTAAATTCAGCATCAGTACAGATGCCTTTCAGAACGCATTGTATTCTTAGTGCTTGATCAAACAGTTCAGAAAACTTATTACGCAGTCTATCAATGAACTTTGCAAATTTTAATTCATCTCTTGTAATTTCAGATGAACGTCCAATCGTGAAACCTGAAGATGATTCTAGTCTAGAAATTGGTACATTAAGTGACTTGTATAATTTCTTCTCGAAATATTTTACATCTTCTAGTTCACCAAGATTTTGTCCACCTGGTAGTGTGGTAATCTCTGTTCCTTTACCACCTTCTCTACGAGGTAACCAGAAATCTTCCATCATTGACAAGAACTTACGATCATCTCGAACTTCACCTGTATTTGCATCATAAACAAGCTTGTTTTTATACTTCACCATAATATCACGCAGGTATTGTTCTGCTTTGAGTTTTGGTAAGTTACCTACATCGATGTAGAAAATTCTACGTTCTGGTGCTCTTGAAATACGATAGATAACAGTTGCATCTTCAATCATACGCAATTGGTTCAAAGGCTTAATTGCTTTGTGTAAGTATGAGAGAACAACTGCTCTACGAGAATCCATCAAACCAGAATTAATATTAATGATGGAGTCTTTTGTAATTCTTGTTCCTACTGGTCCATAGTTTGATTGTGTACCAGTAATTGCTTTATCATTATAAATGTAGTATTCATTAATGAGAGCCATGATTTCTACGCCAGTTCTTTCATCTTTCTTTTTTCTTAATTCACGAACCTTGCGTATTTTTCTTGGATCAATATAACGTAATTCTTTGATACCTCCGATAGGATTTTCCCTATCGATAATGATGTGATAGAATAATCTACCATCGATATAGTATCTTCTAAAAATATCTTGAGCCATATTGCTATAATTCAATAGTCTTAAGACAGTATTAAATTCTTCCAATATCGCTTTTTTAATTTTGTCTGGCTGCTTTAAAGCATCCATGATTAGTTTGACATTTCTACCATCGTCATCTTGTACGATAGCTTCATTGATAATGTCATCAATAGCAGACTCAATTTCTGGTTGCATAGCCATTTCTCTGTAACGAGAAATTAGTTCTACTTCATTTTTTGCGGTGCCATCAAGATCAACGTATGTACCATAATAGGCCGCAGAAGTAATCGTCAATGCACCATCATCGCTACTTGGTGGAGCGAATGATTGCTGAACTAACGAATCTTCTTCAGCCTTTTGTCTTGATATGGTAAAACCAAATAAACTTAGCGCCAAAATGTTTCTCCTTGCATTATAAATTCAAAATAGCATAAAGAGAGTCCCGAAGGACTCTCTGATATAAATCAAATTAAGTTGTTGTATTTGCTTCCCACCACTGATATGCAAATGTGGCAGAATATTCTTCGATAGAATCGTTGTTACCCCAATCGAGATCGATAGGAGCAACATCTACTGGAAACATACTAACAAACTTATATTTCTTCAGAACATTGCCTGTTTTACCATATTGGGTAACTTCTGCATCAACTGTGTATCCTGAAGGACTTCCTGCTGCTGCATTACGCAGGTTACCTGAGTGACTGTTGATAGCATTCATCCATGACTCTAAAGAATTTCTAATTGTGAAATCTTCATCATTGATGATAGTTAGTGTCCAATCTGCGAAGGTTCTGTTTCCTGCAAACTTTAGTTCACGACCAAAGTAGAACACAGGAACAGTACCAACTGTTGAACCAGGCAACTGTGCAGATTTAGCCATAAATGTTGCTTTTGAGCCAGCTGCTGCACCGTTTGTCGCTATTGTTGGAAATGTTAATGTCACAGAAAATAGATTAGGACGGGCACCGTCTCCAATCATATTTGCTCTGAACTCTGATACATTAAAAGCCATTCTTTTCTCCTTGTTCTTTTATTTATTAGATAGCACCAGTAACTTCTGTGAACTGAACTCCTGTTCCAACTGCTATGAAGTTGAGTCTGATAAAGTTGATAGAACGAGCAGGCTTGATATAAATGTCTCCAACAAATTGATTATTATCAATAACTTGTGGTGTATTATTTGTTGTATCGCAAACAACACGGAAGTCATAGATACCACGGCGACCTTGTACATCACGCAGGAATGGAGCAACTAGTGCCACGAATTGGGCACGGGTGAAGTCATCATTAAATTCAAACAATGAGAACTTCGCTGCTCTAGAAATTGCTTTCTCAAGAACAATAAACAGACGACGAACATTGATTCTATCAAATGCTGAAGGTTTGTTCTGTAGAGTCTTGTCACCATATAGAACAGTTCCTTGTCCAGGGAATGTAACAACAGGGTTAACTCCTAGTGGATATAGAATGTCTCTTTGTGACTGATTTGGATTCCATGATAGTTTGACCGCATTTTTAACTGCACCACGATTGAATCCTGCTGGTGAATACCATGGATCACGGACTTGGTCTGTAAATGCACATAGTCCTGCAATGTCACCATTTAATGGAATATAACGATAAACACCATTGTATTTGTCGTACATGTATTTCCATCCCGAATCAGTAACAACATAAGAACTTGAACGAGCAAGAGATTCTAACCAATTCTTAATATTAGTTGTTTCGTTACCTGATTGATTAACAACATCAGTATATCTTGGAGAAATAAATGCTACAGCATCACCAGAACGACCTGTAGCACTTCCTGCTGCCGTCACAATATTATCAATAACATATTGTTGTACTGTAACACTAGCATCTCCGGTTAGAACTAAAGACACATCAACTACATCAGGATTCGCAAATAGGTCATATCCTGTTTGTAAATTAGCATCAGTAATGGCAGTGGTAACACCATTAACTAGATTTATTTGTGTATTTGGTAATGGTGTTCTAGCAAAAGTTGTGCCTGCTGCTGGATCACCCCATGTAGCGGATGTATTTGCGTAATCAACAGGATCCATACCATATATGAAATTTGAATTTGTGTAGATTACATTTTTCCAATATGTTGTTTGATTATTTCCATCTATTGCATCAATTGCTTTTGATACATATGGGAACACTTCAAGAACACTTCCTTTTGTTCCTGTAATTGCTCCTGTGCTATCTGTCACAACAACGTGAAATTCATCATCTGATCCACCAGCAGCACTTACATAAGACGATGTTCCTGGTGCACCGTTAACAACACTTGACCATGCTCTTGAGATTCCACCAGAAGTAATATAAGTGTTTGCAAATGTGGAAGAAAAAGCATCGTCATAAATGTCTACTTGAATAGCATTTCCTACAGCACCAGCATATCTAGCAGCAAAAGCACCATAAGAGTCTCCATTGTTGCCTTGAAGATAAGTTGTTTCATAAACATCTTCATTAGCAATTTGAACGGTCGCTGCTGCATTTGCTGTAGCAGTTGTTGTTGACGCATTGATAGCACGAACTGTGCGTAGGTCGTTTGAGTATGCTAAGAAACTTGCTGCGGTGAAGAAATCAACGTAGGTGTTTGAATTTGGGGTACCGAAAACACTAGCCAAAGTGTTCTCACTATCTACTGTGACTCTGACATTTGCTGGACCCCATTCAAAATTCCCAACAAATGCACCAGTTGATGTGGAAACCGAAGGAACAACGGTAGTTAAATCAACTTCGGTAACGCTTACTCCTGGAGATAACTGAATTGCCATCTTTTTCTCCTTATTTATTATAAATTTGGCAGGTATATAAAACTATACTCTTTATTTAGAATATATCAGTTTCTCATTATTTCTCTGAAATAGTCAGCATAAACTTCGCCTTCATTTCCCGTAACCCAAACATCTCCATCTTCTACAATCATAGGAATGTCTAGTCCATTATCCATGACAAATGTTGGGATTGTCTCCTCATCCATTTGGCTTAATTTTTCTAACTGTAGTTGCTTTCTCAAATCATGGTTGACAATATCTTTGAAATACTTCTGAGTTGTCATCCACGCAAACATAACCAGAGTCATCACTATGTCATCAGTTTTACCTTCTTCAGCCTTCCATGTTACTCCGTCGGAGATAAATGAGGTAAACTCTGAAATAGTATCAAAATCTTTTACTAGTAGTTTGTCTGATTCTATTAGTGTTTTTAAGTTTGTACACCCAATTCGTTTGACTTGGGTACTCATTTTCAGTCCTAACTGTACACCTCTACCAAACCCTGCCGAGATTTGCTGTGCTTTTTTATTACCAGTTTGAACTTTAATGACATTTTCATACTCCATTTCAGCATGTAGTATCTCAGCAATCTGTGGAGTATTATTGACCTCTACTAAAACATATGCGTTGTTATAGTATTTGGCAGTATTGTAAATGATTGTCGGGAACAGTACGGGAGAAATAAAAGAACTGGAGTATTTAGCTACCTGTCTATATGGTGTCTCTGATATATCAATGACTGAGAATGCTGACATATCTAGATTCTTACCTTCTGCTACATCCACACAAATAGCGTAAATGTGGTCTTTAGTTAATTCTCCATCACCTACAATAGGTGCTTCATACACATCAACGATTTCTTCTTTGGCTATTTTCTTTTTCTCTAAAGGTTCAACATAGGCTAATTGTTGCAATTTAGAACCAGAAATCAAAGTGTTTGTAGAACCTAAGAACTCTGTTTCAAATTCTTGTTGGAACTGTCGTTCGGATGTATTGCGAATAGTTTCTTCACGCCATTCAGCAGTTCTACCTGGAACTTGTGACCAGTGAATCTCAAATGTTTTATAGTTGTTTCTTTTATCTTTTGCATCCATCCATAACTTGTAAAACAAGTTCATACCGTTTGGAGTAGATACAATAATAATCTTTGTAGATTTACCTGATGAGATTACAGGATAAACTGAGTTAAAGAACTCATGTGCTATGTTTGAAGGAACGAATGCGAATTCATCTAAGAATACTACATTGAAAGAACCTCCACGAACTGCTGATGATGAAGTAGCAGCGGCAATAACTTTTGATCCATTTTCTAATTCAACTGAACCTTTATTCCATGTGATGACACCTTGCTGCAACCACATAGGAAGGTTTTCATAGGCTAGTTGATACTTTGCTAAAATGTCTCTAGCTAATTGTCCTTTGTTGGCAAGAACAGCAATGTTCTGTGTATCTTGAAAGATAGAAAGCCAGAGTAGATATGCAACCGTAGTAGTAGTTTTACCAACCTGACGAGGACACTTGGTAATAGAGAAACGATTCTCATGATATGTGCGAATCATATCACGTTGAAAATCCCACATTCTAAATGGCATCAAACCTTCATCAACGTTGACGATTTGAATATATCTTTCAGCAAAGTAAATAGGATCTTTAGAGCATTTAATATATTCTTCTATCTGCTCTTGCGTATATTCAATTTTTACTCCAGCTCTTTTTAAGAGTGGATTATCTCTATAGGAATCTTTATTGATGGACATTATCTATTAGTCGTTCTTTTAATTTCATCATCTTTCATGTGCCAAGGAACAGTAACTTTTCTTTCCGAATGAGTTTTCATATGATTATGTAGATATGCACTTCTTGCTGCTAAACCGAATGTAGCATGATGCGTAAATCCATCTTTATCTTTTTTGGTTGAGGCAATCTGAACATTTTTGTTTTCCCAACCATCATATGATTTGGTTTTAATTCTATATCGCAAGTGTCCAGAACCACCATGTGCAAGATCATGGTTCATTAATATTCCATGTTCTTTGCTTTTCTGGATTTGTTTGTGTGCAGTTTTTGGTATATGTTTAGCCAAATCGGAACTTGACATCCATTCAGATGTGTGTTCTTCAGATTCTTTAATATACTTTATAAAACTATTCATTTTATGCTTTTGTTGTAGTTATCTTTACTTTGCCTGTTTCTGGATCATGACTAACATGATGTGCATGAAACTCCACATCTGGATGATCATCTTTTAATTTTAAAAAATGATGTAGATTTGCATGGGAATCATCATAGAGGTGTACTTTTTTATATCCATGTTTCCTAATTAAGTCACCAATAACTCTATGTTTTGCTTCTGCTGGTGAAGGAGCACCTACGTTACCAGCACGATGTACATGTATCTGATGTGGATCAATACCGTGGTTTCTTAATGTTTTCATAAAACCGTGTTTATCATCCATATCTGAACGAGCGGTTACAATCCTAACATTTTTATTATTCCTATGTATAGCTCTCAATTTATTAATCATTTTATGAATAGGATGAGCAGACCTTTGAAATACTTTGTGTGATTTAAAATCACCATAGTCATAACTGTGACCATGTTTCAACTTATGGTCATTATATTCTGTGTTAGTCAAAGACTGAACTCTTTTACCGTGCTGATCTTTAACGTGAACTTTTAGTTTAGAATGGTCGTGATGAAATAACACTTCGTCCATATCAAACGCATGAAGCGTCTTTGATTTTGGATCTTTTCTTTCTTGTAGTTCTTCTCGTAAATGTCTAAAGTTAATCATTCTTTACCTTTTAACATCTTGTTTAAGTCTGCTGTGCTACCAACAAATATTGCTTTATCTATTTTGGTACTAACTGATGGTTCTTTACCTGATGCTTTTTGTATTTCACGCATCTGCTTTTGTAGCATGATTAGTTTTTCATTTGCATCTGCAACATTCTTAATCATTGTTGCTGCAACTTCAAATGCTCTTGGATGCTCAGATTCTCTAGCAATTTCAAGAATGGAATCAATAGCATCAACACCTTTGTTAATTATTTCTTCGTAATTTTCACGAACTTTTCTGTAGTCCACATCTAAATCATCATCTAGTTTTGATTCAACTGGTTGAATTTGTTTAGGTTCTTGAACTACAACCGCAGTAGTTTCTTGCACTTTAGGCATAACTTCAAAAATCTCACTCATGTTTTTTTCAAATTTAGTCACTGTTATACTCCGTCACGGTTGTCACAATAGTATATGCTGAGTTAATTGTAGCATTTGCTGGCTCTGGATAAGAATTGATTGTTACCATCTTATTATTAGCATTAGCACCAGCATACGAAAGTAAAGTATATTCTGCGAAAGAATCCAGACCTATGATTTCTGTATTTGACCTAAAGTCACCATTTATCTCAGTAACTACCATTTCGTTGGTAACATTACTATAGTATAATACTGTTGCCGTGGCCAAAGCAGTATCTAATGAATACCCTTGATAAACAGTTTCTCCTTCTTTATAATATCCAAAACCAGAAGGACTCATATTGAATGTTGATCTTCCTGCTTTTTGAATGCTGTTCATATTCAAGATATTAATAAAAGCATCTTTGATAATTTTACCACCAGTTACAGGACCATATACAAATGCTTTAGCGGTAAATTGTAATGTCCAAATAATGACCCTAGCGTCAGAGTCTTGAAGTCCTTCATATTCAATATCATAGTCTACAGAGTTTAAATTAATTGGAACTTCTTTTGTGACACCCATAGTAGGCACAAGATTTAATTTAATCGTATACTCTGGTGTAAAGTATGGAAGAATATGCTCAATGATTTGAGTACCATCTTCTATATTTCTCACATAAATGTATAGTGAAAAATTAAAGTTATAAGGTACTGGATTAAACTGAGAGAGTTTTAAGTTAGGATTACCTGATGGTGCAGAAACTTTTTGATTTGTTATTTGTTTTCTTGTTGCATCATATTCCATACTCATCAAATCAAAAGACATTCTAGGTAATGTAATTTGAACTTTTTTGTTCAAGTCTGGATCACCTAATAGACGAGCAACATACTTTTCTTTTGGAGAATAGATGATAGGTACTTTGATTTTTCTATCTTCAGTACCGTCTGCTTTATAACGAGTTAAGGTAATGTTATCAAACAAACTTCCAAAACCAACTACAAGTTTGCGAATGATTTTATGATATGTTGCTGACATTATATATTACCAAACGGATTAGTTTCTGAAAAATCAATAATTGAAGTTCCTTCAGTATTGATTATATTATTGTCATAGTCTGCATAATACTCTGCATGTTCATATATGTTCGTAGATGCAAGAGTTGCTGTTGCATTTGATGTTGCACCTCTTGCTAAATCACCAACTGTAAATGTTCCTACGATAGTATTAATATCTACATTTGCTGTTATTGAGTTGTAGTTAGCAATAATACCTGTGGCTTCTGCGTTTACTAACGTGTTATCTGGAGAAACAAAAATAGTTTCGCCTATTGCAAATGTACCTGAAACGCCAGTTAATGTAAATCTCTGTGCATATGCATCTTCTTGCTGTACAATATCAATATCTGGTATACCAGTGTTGATAGTTTCATGAGAATACTTGAATTTTTCAAGTTCAAGTTCATAGAAGAATGGAACTCTACGACCAAGCATTGCCATATCCATATCTTGGTTAACAAACTTAATTTCATACAATTCACCAACACCATTGAGTGGTGGGATATAGATTAAGTCACCATCTCTAGGTCTTTCATATCTTGGATCAACAGGAACTCTTTGATTGAAACTTCTTTTTGAAACTACCACAGTCATGTGGTTTTTGATTTCAAGACCAAACTTACTAAAGAAATCTTTATCGCCTTTATAATCCATAACATTACTTGGATATAATTCAATAGGATAGGCTGTTGTAAATTTCTTCAGAGGATCTTCACCATATAAAATATCTCTAGCATCATCATTGATATTCGGAATGTAATAACAACTCACACCCATTATCTTGATTGACTCGACAATCAAATCTTCCACTAGGCGTTGTTCAGTATACCTAGCGTTGTAATTATTGAAGTAGTGGCTAACGGGCATCTTAGTTCATGAACCACTCTAGCGGGGCTCCGTAATTGGTTTCCATTTCTTGTTCCAGTTGTTTGATTTCATCCACAGCATCTTCATAGATTTTATCACCATTCAATGTGACACCGCCTAACAACTGAACGCCTTGAAACTTTTTAAGATTGTCTCCCCAATTGCGTTTCATAAGTGCCGTAGCATATCTTTTGAGCCAACGGTCATCCCATACCGCATTATAAACATCTGGATTAATTAACGCATAACATTCAGCAACAACTATAGTACCTACTGGTGCTTCTGAGTAACCCCATGCCCAATCAATAAACAGTTTGTGCATATGTCTTTGAAAACGAATAGGAACTTCACCAGTAAACAAAATCTCAAGAGAACGCAGGTGCTGCATTGTCATTGTGTAGTTAATATATGATGCTGAAGTAAAATCATATAACTCATTTAGACGTAACTGATAACGCAGGTCAAACATGTTAACTGTTGCCTGAGAATCTTGAATAGGAAATATACGAGTGACACCAACGATGTTTAATGAATTATTTGCTGCATCTTTTGTGACTGACGGACGCATGTCAATATAACGCTGATTGATATCTTGTTGTGTTACCGCTTTGATATAGTATACTTTTTGTAGGCCGTCAAAATGATAGTCTTGCCAATATTGCAAGGCGTCATCAATTCTGTCTTCCACTTGCTCATCATCTATGTTAATATCAATGACAGGAAAACCTAGTCTACGCAGGCAGTAATCTTTGAATTCTTGTCTATTGGTTATTTGTGCCATCTATTTTTCTCTTTAGTTCATTTATTTGTTTTTGTTGTTCTTTGATAGCTTCAATTAAAAGACCTATTATGTTTTGATAATCAACAGTTTTCTTTTTTTCTGTTTCTCGAACTACCATAGGTAATACTTTTTCAACTTCTTGAGCAATTACACCCATACTTTCTTCTTTTGTATTTTTCCAAGTATAGGTAACACCACGCAACTGCATTATGGTATTTATTGGATCTTCAATTGTTTTAATATTTTCTTTGAGTGTTTCATCTGATGTTGCAGAGAATACTGTTGCTGATAGAGTTCCTGTGGATGGATTATAAGCTAAACTTCCATGACTATTTAAAGTTTCTGCCGTAGCAGTTGCATTGTTTGAGTTAACAAAGATAGGAAAATAACTAGCGTTTGTTTGTATTCCTGAAGTTTGTGTTGTTGAAGTCGCACTGTTAGCAGCGGTATATGCCGCTCTAGCCAATGTGTCGGTATTAGTAATCCAAGTGTTTTGTGTACTGTTAATGGTACCTTCAGCATTGGCTTTACCATAAGCAGCAGTAGCTAAAGTATTAATACTAGTGATATTAGTATTTTGGGTACTGTTAATGGTACCTTCAGCATTGGCTTTACCATATGCTGCTGTTGCTAATGTATTGGTGTTAGTGATATTAGTATTTTGTGTTGCATCAGCACCAGATGTGCCGGTAATATTCATATTAGCGGTACCAGTCAATCCTGTTCCTGCTCCACTAAATGAAGTTGCTGAAAATACTCCTGTCGATGGTGTAAATGTGAATCTGGAGTTCGAACTGATGTCAATTGTTCCAGTATCAGATAATCCCATTAATGGATAATAAGTTCCGGAAGCAACGTCTGTTAAATTAGCATAATATGACACGTTGGCAGAATATGTTGATGATTTTGCTGTATCTACCGTCGTGCCTGCATACAGAGTTGTACCATTAGTGAATTTGAAACATGATCCCGAACCTGCGTCACCATTTCGAACACATATTAAAACCCAATGAGCAGGAATATCAACCGCTGTCGTATAACTTGCTATTCTAAAATTTGCTGCTACACTTGTGTTGCTCGACCCTATAGGTAAAATGTAATATAGAGCTTGCCAATTAGCTAATGGAATACCAGAAGTACCTACAACTACATTTGATGCTCCACCAACACCCGTGATTGTTGTTCCTGCTGCTGGAACTGTTATGTCGAAATAACCACTATTTGCTGTGGCTGTTCCATTTCCTTGTGATATTACAATGAATCTTTGAGTCCAATTGATGTATGATCCACTGTTTGCCGAAATTACACCTCCTCCAGTAATGTTTAAGCCTGATCTTAACGCATACGCAAACGTTTCTTCTAGATATCCACCATAATATGTTGCGTTATTAGATGTACCCGATGCAGTGTTTGCTTGTGCGTAAGCAGCAGTTGCTAAAGTTACTCCAGCATTGGCACTATTGAATGCTGAACTAGCAAAAGTATTAACATTGGTAATATTAGTGTTTTGGGTATTGTTTATGCTACCTTCTGCATTTGCTTTACCATATGCAGCAGTAGCTAAATCTACTGGTGAATTAATGAAACTTAAATTTCCAGAACCATCAGTAGATAATAATTGACCTGAGCTTCCTCCTGTGATACGAACATTTGCAACTGGTCCTAAAAGTACGCTCTTAGCTAAACTTGAATTTACATTAGCACGAATACTGATTGTATTGCTTGAACCGATGATACGCATCTGTTCATTTTCAGTATTCATGCCGCCTGCGGCAATTATTACATCATTTTGCGGTAAAAATGTACCTATTACAAGATCACCACCAGTAGTAGTTGTGTTACCTGACACATAAAGATAACCATCATTTGGTCCGAGCAGTGTGTATTCAGGATCAGCATGTTGACTACTACCAATACCTGCGGCAATGTAGGTATCATCTTCAGTACCATTATCAGCAGTTGCGACTAAATCACTAGATGCATCAAGTCCATTATTAATATTTTGAATGTTTATCTGTGAATAACCATCATGATTTGCTGACGCTTGAAAAACTGTAAATGGTTGGAAGTCATATCCAATTGGAATACCTGCATATAATGCGTTGTGTCCATTTGATGCATAACCAAAGAATTGGCCGCTATTACCTGTAACTGTTATTGAAGTAACATTTCCGATAAAATTAACATTACCCAAAACACTCAAATCATTTTGAATTGTTACGTTGCCTGAAATCGTGCCACCAGAAGAACTGAAACGAGTATTGGAATGATCGTAGGCTGCTCCAGCAAAAGTATTTACAGAAGTGATATTAGTATTCTGTAAATCATTGATTGATTGTAAATATACAGTATTACTTGATGCACTATTTGCTTGAGCATACGCAGCAATAGCTGATGTAAGAGCTTCAGTTCTCTGCACGGTACCATCAGAGAATATAACATTACCTGTTACTAATCTTAAATCACCATTTGCTTTATAGAAAATAAATCTATCTGCCGTGTTTGCATTATCAACAATCTTAAAACTAATAACGTCAGAATATAATTGTAAGTTAATAGTATTTGCAGGACCATTATACATCATTCGGGCATCATTACTTGCACCCCATTCAATATAATCATCATCACCAGTTAACTCAACAAATTGGCTGAAAGTTCCTCCCAAAGCGATGATGGAAAGGCCGGTAAAAGTGGTTGCGGTAATGGTGTTTGTTGATGGGGTAATTGTGATACCCGCACCAGTAGAATATACTGATTCTGCTGTTAACACCGCATTATTGGAGTCAACAAACAATGGGAAATAAGATGCGTTTGTTCTGATACCAGCAGTTTGAAGTTGAGTAGGTACAGTATTAGCTTGAGCATAAGCAGCAGTCGCTAGTGTTACACCTGCATTGGCTGAATTGAAAGCTGCTTGTGCAAATGTATTGGTATTTGTAATCCAAGTATTTTGTGTTTGATTGATTACATTTTGAGTATTGGCTTCATTGTATGCATTAGTTGCAATATCTCTGGCCAGAGTATCAATAGAAGAACCACCAGGAACACTAATAGTAACTGTTTTTGTTACTGTGTTTGTGTCAATAAGAACATTGGAACCAGCTTCCAACGAAAGAATATCTGTTGGAGAAGTAGCAATAACAAGAGAATTATTAGCATTAATTGTTGAGAATGTTTTCTGATTCTCAATAGCTTTAATACCAACACCATTCTTATAGAACAGTTTTCCGTCGGCATAGTTAATCGCCAGTTCACCATGTGCTAGGTCAACTGGAGTATTACCTGTTTGTCCGGATTTTCTTAATTGTATTGTTGTATTTGACATTTACTAAAAACTTCCGCCGTCCTTGATGATTTCGTCTGATACTACTAGTTCTTCAGGTTCTACATCAACTAATATTGATTGTGCAGCCTTTGCTTCATCAATTTTTTTTCTTTTGGCAGGAGTTAATTTTAAATATTCAATTTGGTCATTTAGTTCTTTGATGATTACTTCATGTTCTCCTTTAAGAACTTGAAGTTCCAAATCATGTGCATTTTTTACATTTTGAAGTTCATCTCTAGTTTTACCTAGTTCATTTCTAAATGTATCAATATGTTGCAACTGATGTTTTACACCTTCATATTCAGTTTTAATCATTGAGAGTTCATTGATTTGATTTCTCAATGTGTTAATCGTATTAGTATGCACATTTATTTCATTTTGGAGTTGCTGAATTCTAGTATTATCAGAAGCATTTTTAGTTGCTCTGGTAGCCTCTAATTCTTTTTTTGAAGAATCAACAGAATTAGTCAATTCTTCAACTTTTATTTGCAACTCCTTAATGACATTTTCAGTTATTTTTAAATTTGCTTGTAGAGAAATGCTTTTGACAATGCTATCCTGCAAAGTCTTTGTCATTATGTCTACAAAATATTCAACATATTTTTCTTGACTCATTTCAAACTCCTATCATTGAAAAATTATATAATCATTATATTTAGAAAGCGCCTCCATCGAGAACATATGAATAACGAACTTCTTTTGTATTTGAGTTATAGAATGCAATACCATCATATGTAGCATCTTGAGTTGCAGTATAGCGAACAGGATTAACAAAGAATCCTTCTGTTGCAGAGCTTAGATTTAATCCAGAGGCGTTTAGAATAATACTGTTGGCGGCTGCGGATTCGAATCCTGCAAACTTACCTACGACAACACTATTAATACCTATTGCTGTAGTATTTCCTTTTCCTGCTTGTTCACCAATAGCAATAGAAGATGCACTTTGCTGTCCACCAGAATCGTAACCTAATGCAATAGAGTATTGTCCTTGTCCGGATCCAGAAGAATTACCAATCGCAACACCATAGGCACCTTGGTTGCTTATACCAGCATTAATACCGATTGCTACAGCAGTTTGACCTTGGTTAATATTACCAGCACCATAACCAATTGCAACACCATATGCACCTTGATTATTGTAACCAGCAGAATCACCAATCGCTACGGCTTGTAATCCTTGAGTTATTGCACCAGCGTTTTGACCAAAGGCGACTGCATCACCAGCAGTATCTTTGATGATGGCACCATTGGCTAATTGTATTCCCGAACCATTATGAACTAGTAGGCCATCTGTGCTTTGAATTGATAACGAGAACGCACCATTAGCAATAGATGTTGGAGTTAGAGCATTGTCGCTTGAGTAACTAAATTTTCCTGTTGTAGAATCATAGTAAACAAGATTTGCTGTTGATTGATTCGGTAGATTAGGTACAACAAGATCCGCACTAACTGTTACACTACCATTAGCAGTTACATTACCACTAAATGTTGCTTGTGTAGAGTCAACAAATATAGTTCCAGTAACATCATAGATTTGATTACCATTAGGTAATATTAGTTTACCTGTATTAGCAAATTGCCAAACGTGATTATTGTTTGCACGAATGTACACAGAATCAAATGTGTCACTTACATTAACATTCGTTTGTTCACCGCCTAGGTATAGTTCAGCAGTAGAAGCATCTATTGCACCACCAGCACGGACATGAATATGATTTGGTGCAGTAGGATCAATAATGATATATTGATCGTTTAACTCGGGTGCATAGTTGGTGCTTGGTACTAGATAGAGTGTATTATTAGTTGTATCACCATAAATGCGATTCTTAATGTACAGATATCCATTGACACTTGCAGCACCATCAACAACTACATTACTTGCAGTTACATTTCCAGTAAATGTAGATTGTAAAGAATCGACATATAGAATTTCTTGGCCTGTCGCACCAGAGTTGTAAACTTCAATTGTTGTAGTGTCATCAGCATTATCAAAGTAAAGAGTATGTCCTGAAGTTATAGTTAGAGTGCCGTTTGATACTGCACCAGAATTGAAAAATGGTGTATTTAAAAAGAATGCGGAACCATTGGCATTAAATTCTGAACCTGGTGATAATGTTAAGGTATTAAGTACGTTTGCAGTATTTGCGGTTAAATTAGAACGTAATGTTGCAAGTGTAAAGTCATCAGAAAATGGTACAATGTTATTTGATGTTGGTTCTGTCGAATAGCCACTAAACAGATAATATTGTTTGTCGTTAGCATCTCTGACAAGACCAGTATGTCTTTGTACTCCATCATAATAGTGACCAAAGAAGCCAATATCAAGTACGTCACTTGCGTTGTTTGCAGCAAGTTGAATCAGTGAATCTTCAACTCGTAGATTACTTACGTTGATGCTAGTTTGTGTACCAAGAACTGTTAAGTTTCCAGAAATCTGAACATCTGAAAAAACAGATTGTGTAGATGTATAAGTATTTGAACGGAAAACTGTATTATCTACGTCAAATGTAACTGTGTTTGCTGTAACTGCTGATGTTAGACCATCGCCTCCAGCAAAGGTAAGTGTATCTGTAAGTAGATTAATTCCATCAGTACCAGTGTCTCCTGCAATATCAAGTGTGCTTGAAACTGCTGCGGTACTTACGTTGGTAATTAACCCATTAGCGGATACACGAATAATAGGAATCGCTGTGGTTGAACCATACTCACCAGGAGTAATGTTGGTGAAATTTTTAAATCCACCAATCTGTAATGCACTTGTTCCATCAGGTGTACCAATGAACAGATTGTTCGACGAATAGGAATAGGCTAATTCACCCGCAGCAAGGTTCGACGGAGTGTCCGTAGAAAGCGAGCGTTTGATGAGAATTTCTGTATTGGAGGCCATCTTAAAGTCCTTATTATTGTTATCTGTTTATTTATGTAAAAGTGCCACCGTCAATTTTTGCATTAAGTGTTGCTGGAGTTTGAATTATTAGATTTCCAGTCATAGTGTCACCAGCTTTGCTAACTTTGGTATTTGCTGTATTATATGCTGCTTGAGCCAATATTAATGCAGCGTTAGCCGCCGCTACAGTTCCTGGATCAGAACCAACAAAGGTTGCTGTACTGTGAACTGTCTGCTGATTTCCTTGATTAACCCTAACATTAATCTGCTGTATAGGATTGACTATTACATTAGGCATTTTAGTTTCTTGTTACTGAAGGTGAAACAAATATTTGTCCTTCAAGAACTCTGGTGACTGATCCAGTATCAGTTTCAGTAATAATCACATCATAAACAAGTTTCTGCATAGAACTTACATTTGCTGTTGTTGCTGAGTTTGCAGACAATTGAATAATACCAGTGTTTGCATTGGCAACACTTGCGGTAAAATTCAGAGCAACATTGGAAGAGTAATATGAATTTCTTGCTTGACTTTTTACAGTAAAACCATTGAGATTGTATGCAGCACCAGTGTTATCCGCAAGGGTCATCTGCGTAGTAAATGTAGTTCCTTGCTCTAAGAATAAATCTTGATATCCTGCTGGCATTATTTACTATCTCCTTTTAATCTATCAATTTCTACTCTTAATTCCTTGATTGCTTCTACCAATAGACCTATCATATTTGGATATGAAACTGCTTTTCCATTTTCTGTTTCATTGACAAGTTCGGGTAAAATTAATTCAACCTCTTGAGCAATTAGACCCATACTTTTCTTGCCATTTTCTTTCCAATTATATGTAACACCTCTTAACTGTTGAACTGTAGTGAGAGCATTAGTAATAGTTTCAACATTTTCTTTTTTGTTGATATCTGATGTTGCTGAAAACTCTGTCGAAGATAATATTCCAGTTGAAGGATTATATGTTAATCCTGTACTATTTGTATTTACAGTAGTTAACGCTCCTGCAGTGAGTGATGTGAATAATGGATATCTAGTAGCATTTGTTGATGTGTCATTAGTTATTGTAGCGCCTGTGTTTGCTTTAGCAAACGCCGCCTCCATCTTGGTATTAGTATTAGTAATCCAAGTGTTTTGGGTACTGTTTATGGTACTTTCTGCATTGGCTTCACCATAAGCTGCTCTGGCTAAAGTATCAGTATTAGTAATCCAAGTGTTTTGTGTACTGTTAATGGTACCTTCAGCATTGGCTTTACCATAAGCAGCAGTTGCTAATGTATTAGTATTAGTAATCCAAGTGTTTTGGGTACTGTTTATGGTACTTTCTGCATTGGCTTTACCATAAGCGGAAGTTGCAAGATTCACTCCAGCATTAGCACTATTGAAAGCAGAACCAGCAAAAGTGTTGGTATTAGTAATCCAAGTGTTTTGGGTGCTGTTTATGGTACCTTCCGCATTAGCTTTACCAAATGCAGCCTCTACTAATCCAGATGCAGAAGTGGATTGTACTGTTCCATCAAAAAATCTCAAAGCACCACTTGCAATATTGGCAACATTGAGTGTAGATGTACTAGGATTAAATGATACATTTGCTGAAGTATATAATGTCTCTGCTGTTGCCGTTGAGTTATTAGAATCAACACCAACAAAAAAGTACGAAGCATTATTTGATGTTCCTCTTGTTTCAGAAGCATTATTTGCTTTTTCAAATGCTGCTCTAGTCAAAGTGTTTAAAGCATTTGCTGCGCTTGAACTTGCTAAATTATCGGAACTAGTGGATAATAAACTATTGCTAATTAAATTAGCAGTTAATATTTTGGAATAACTGCTTGGATTATTTACATCACGAATGTCCCAATAGTCTTGAGATTCATTCCAACGAATGTGTGCATTCGCATTTCCAAGTCCTCTCGCTGAAGCAAAAATTCCATTTTGAGGAGCTGCTGCATCAGCGTTTATAGTTAATACATCCGTGTTATAAACGATATCACCATTAATTATAAAATTACCTTGTATCGATGCTGTGTTTGCAACAATATCATCAACATATAAATCAGCAGTAGCAGCATTAATTGCAGAACTAACATTTAGAGTCGCCGTAGAAAATGAAATATTTGCAGTAATATTATTTGATATTACGCTTGATGCACCTACAACAGTCGGTGACCAAACATAATTATTACTTCTCAAGTTGTCTACGATAGCAGAACTAGTTACAGTTAAAGTTTCTGTATTTACTCTATTGTTTGCTTGAACATAGTAAACATATGCAGTTCCACTTACTGCTAATGTTGGAGATATTAAGTTTGTATTTGCTTGAACTCTATCGCCTAATATATTTGCTGATGCAGTCAAATCTTTAGATACAACATGATTTGACACTCTAACAATTTGAGATGTTGTGTTTTGACCAACCGTTAAATTATTAGCAAAGTTTACGTTACCGTTTGCAACATTTAATCTATTTGGTCCAGTGATAATAGAACCAATGTAGACATTACCATTAGCATCAATGACTGTTGCGTTACCGGAAGCATCACTATAAGCATTTACTCTAAGAACCAATCCTGTTCCTAGTTGAGTCATAGCTAAAACAGGATTATTATCATTTCCTATGAAATAATTGTTTCCTGTACTAACAATTGAACCGTCAACTTGTAGATTTTTTTGAATATATGCAGATGAACCAACACCAGATACTTGAAATTGACCTTGAACAACTGCATTGTTTGCAACTTGCAAACCAAGAACGGGAGCATTTAAAAATAAAGTTCCTGATGGTTTTACAAAATTATTTGCGGCAAGGTCATTATTTTCTTGTGCAAGTTTGTTTGTTGTGACTACCCAATCCCCGAAAGTATTGGCGTAACTTAATAAAGTAACCGTGTTAGCCATTTTAGCCTTTTTCTAATAGTTTCAACATCAAAGATTTGATTTCACTCATATCTTCTTTAATGCCAGCAATTTCTTCCTTAACTGTATTTATTTCATCTTTATGCGTCTTTAGCATACGAACTTTAGCATAATACTCATTTCTTGCAGTATTATCAGTATTCATCAGAGCCATACTATTAGTATCCCTAACAAACTCTGTGCCAGTAACTTTAACTAATGACATATTAGAATCCTGTTCCAGATGGTAGTGCTAATGCACGAATGTCAGTCAAATAAGGTACAATAGTTGTATCTGACGTTGACATAACAACCTTAATTTGGAACTGATTAAATGTATTATAAATCTCTGTTCCTTTTGTATAAGATATGGAATTGTTTGCTTGTCCACCAACACCAGGAGCACATTCAAATTCAATTAGATTTTGGTTAGATAAAGAATATGCCACACTTGTTGTTTGAGTCATCAACTGCCATTCCTTAGCATCAATACCATCAGTATCATCTTTATTTAAAATCTTATAGTAAACGTAGATTTCTGTTCCTATCGGCTTATATGCTGTATAGAATACTCTCAAATCACCAGATTCATTATCTGGAGTTAATTTTACAACTTTAGTTACATATCTTGCAGTATCAATGTCACCACCTCTGGCAGAAGTTTCACCACGAACTACAACAACAGCAGGAGTTGTATTTCCTCCAGTGATTGTAATTGTAGGAGTTTTAATATAACCAGATCCTGGATTTGTAATGAAAACATTTCTAATAACACCAGAGGTTACAGTTACACCACATGTAGCAACATCGGAGCCAACATCAGGATTACTTACTGTAGCAGCAGCATTTGCTGAGAAATATCCTGTTCCACCTCTTGTTATAGAAATCATACTATTAGAGATACCTAAATTATTGACTTGATATCTAATATTATATAAGCTAACTCCATCATCAGAAATAACTGGTGATGTGTTGGAATCTTCACTTATCATAGATGCGAACAATCTAAATGAATTATTAGCTCCTCTTAGTAATGCTCTGGAACCTCTACCATCATCATAATCAATATCATCAATTGTTGGTGATCCAAGTCTTCCCGGGAATGCAGTTACAGGACCAACCGTAGTGTTTGCTCCATCATTTAATGTTGATGTTGCAGTATATGAAATTATTGTGCCTGTTGGAGTAAAATCTGTTGTAGTAATGTTTACTGCGTCAGAACGCATCACAGGTATTTTCTGTGAAAAATTACCACTTAGATTGCTTGCAAAATCAGGATCAATATTATAAACAATATCATTTACACCTAACGACCTAAATGGTAAACCTCTCGGTAAAGAGAATTCAATATTTGGGTTCTTAGTTGTATCAAAAATACACTGGTCGATTACAAACATAAGTTGTTTACTTTGGTCAACTTGCCATGTAATGCCATTCTGTGATTCAAACAATCCTCCAACATATGGTGTTTGTCCAATCTTTGTTGGGTTTGTTGGATTTGGATTGGTTGGTAGTGCTTTTGCTGTAGAAGGAACAGCAGTAGAATTTTGCTGTGCATAATATACAACATAATCAGCACTTGTTGATTTTAGAATAAATGCATAAAGAACTCCTGGTTGTATATAAACAGGTGCCTTAAACACAAATTCTGTTGCTGTAGTTGCATCAAGATAATGTGGATTATCAGAAACATTAATCTGACTTACCTTCTTTCTCACAATGCTATAGTCTAATGTTTTACCATTAGGATATCCATTTAGTGTACCAACAATAGACAATTCAACATCAGGCGCATTTGCGATTGTTGGTTTTGACTTGAAGAACACTTTTATCGAGTTTAAGAATGCTCCATTCGGGAAGTTATCTTTCTCAATAATAAATGTTTGTGCAACAGGATCACGACGAGTAATCGTTGTTACTGTTGTTGTAGCACTTCCAATTAGTGATCCAGTTACTTGATTTACTTGCGTAAACGATCTTGACCCAGCATCGATTGAAGGAGCAAATTCTAATTTTTGTGAAGTAGTTGATAAACCGGATGCAGTAAATGTTGCTTCTGCCCAACATGTTGCAGTAGATGGATCAGAATCTACAGTTCTATTATCAACTCTAAAAACTCTATCTCCAGTTTTGAATCTACTTGGAGGAACAACAAATACACCACTTACTCTACCTTGTGCATCAGTAGACAGAGCCGGAATAGAAGTTCCATCTTGAATCGCTTGTTCAACACTTACTGTTGGACCAGTAATATTATATTTGGATCCAATGTTACCAAATAACTCATTATTTCCAAGTGAAACATTAATTGCTGTGCTTAGAGTTGCTAGTTTTAGTGTTGAATCATATGCAGTAATTGTTGCGGTATGAGTTTCTATACTTTGAAGAACATATCCTGTTTTTCCATCACTTGTTTGATACGTTTTTGTACTTGCAGTAATTCCACCGTCTCCTGCACCTCCAGTTGTGTTTGGTATAGGCGCTGGTATTGTTGAATTATCTGTAATATAACTGTATAGATATTTTGATGTTACTGTTATTTGTGCTCCAATATAGTAGTCAGGTATATCACTTGCACTATTTCCCAAAGCAATTCTTGTTACATCACTGAACCATGCACCACCTTTAGGTAAAACTATTTGAGTTCCTGAATTGTAACTCAATGATGGCGGATAAAGTGAATTGAATACTGTTGATCTTCCTGTTGTAGTAACAGGTTCTTGAAGAACAACTGCCAACCCCGAACGAGCGGTTGAATTAGAACCGTTTGCGGTAATTGTTATCGTATGTGATCCAGCAGATAATGAAACATTCTTCGTTACTGAGCCTTTAGGTGTTGCAGAATACAATTCTGAAGCAGACACAACTACAGTACCATCAACAGAAATTGTTGCTGTTCTATTTGGTGTGCTTGTATTACGCCATGATGCTGCTTGAATAACAAAGTTACCTGCTACATTAGCATCAAATTGATACTCTGCTGTCCAATCTCTATATGGTGAAAGAGCAGTATTGGATGCCCACATACCATTTGTATTTAAGAATGACCCAAAATTAGTTGCATCACTTACTCTATAAATTAGATTTGCTGAAGTATTTGCTGGTGGAGTGAATGCACCACCAACACCAGAAACAGTACCACTCAGAGAAATTCTTCCTGTTCCTACTGTAACTGTTCCACTTGCTGTTGATGAACTATAATTTCCATCACTGTCAAAAGTAGCATTTCTAAGTATAGTTGAAGTAACATAGTCAGGAGCACCTTCAATTTCAGCAATAGATAGAATAACATTTCCTGTTTGTCCAGCAACAGGATTAACTGCCATTACTCTTCCAACCGGACTAAATGTAACATTATCATAGAATCCAACAATATCATCTTCTTTAAAAGTTCCAGAAACATTTGTTAGTTTAATCGTATCTGGAGTGAAGATGAAGTTATTTACCTTTTGCCCATCAAAGAATGCAGAAACTTTAGTGTTAACTAATAGTCCTTCTGCTCTAAAGATGATTTCTTGTGGTCTAATATATGGTAAAATTGATATGTTAGTTATATAACCATTATTTAAACCAGATGTTGTGTTAACACGAGAATATCCAGATGCTATAACACTTTGTAGTTGATTTGCATAGGTATTTGTTGTCGTAGAGTTTTTTGTAGTAGTTACATTACCAACAGTTGAAGATGATGTTGATGAACTTTGAGTAGTAAATGAGGTACCAGGAATTGTCTGCCAATTTCCCGAATTCTGTAAAGTTGTTGTGCCACTTTCTTGGAATAATTGAAGTGTAGGATCTACAATTAAAATATCAGGTGCTTGTTGGTTATCTACCCAGTTATCCATAGGAGGATTCAAATTCATATATCCTTCATATTCAACAACATTAAACGGGTTTATTGATATTGTACTACTTGCTAATACCTGAGAGGCAATGTTTGCTTTTGTATATGGTAAAGTATATACTGTTGTGTTATTTTGTATTGGGTGTGCATAGAAAGAATTGGTCTGTCTTAATGTATTTCTAGAGTTAACGGTACCAGGATTCTTTAGTGCAAAATTATCTACAATTGTTTTTGGTGTTAATTTTTTCTTCGTTGTATCAATCTTGGCATTAAATCCAATACCTGATCTTGTATCAGCAGTTAAGAATGAAGAAAAGTCATCCACTAAAATACCATTTTTAAATCTGTTAAGTCCATTAGAGTCAGGAACTTGTAATGATTGTGCATTTTGTTCCAACAAACTCAATGCAGTATAATACTCTAGATTATTAACTCTATTTTGTAAATCAGTAATGTCTTTTTTGATCCAATTCTTATGCTGAACTTTCTCTAATGATAAATTAGATTGTTGTGATACGATATCTTCACCTGGAATATAACCAGTATATGGGTCAAGATTTAGATTAGCAAGTAAAAGTGATCCATCAGGTTCTACAGGAAAAATTGGATTAACTGACGGTGTGCCTTGAATGATATTAAATGTTCTATCTTTTGTTAGAACAAGTTTGTCTTTTCTACCAAGGTAGTATGAGTAATCATGTGTGAAATAACTCAGATTTTGTGGAATCAAAATACCACTGTCATCAGGTGTAGATGGATTTCCAGTATACTCTAAAGTAAATGGAACAGAAGATACAGTACCGCTAGGTGCTTTTCTTACTGGTCTAAAATCTAAACTATCAGTAAAACGATAATTATTACCTGCTTTACTTGTATAAGACTGTATTTCTCTATATTGTTCTGGTGAAGAAGATATTGGAGTTAGATATGAGTTTACATCAAAATATCCATCACCACCAGTATGTGCATAGTAATCAAAAATAACTAACAAGTTTCCTGGAGGAATAGATGCGCCAGGTTTTAAATCAATTGCGGCAAAGTCATAATAAGTATCTCTTTGTCCATTATCAAGAGAGAATAAATTAGTAACATCAAACGATGAGTCTGTCAACATTGATGTTGATGGTACAGTTGCTGGTGATTTGGTGTTAATAATCTTTCTAATTTTCTTAACGTCAGAAACATAAAGAGATGTTAAATCACTGATTGCAGCATTCTTGATATAAACTTGCCCCTTTACTAGGTCAAGATATGTGTTTGAGTCAACAATGGCTGTAGGTCCAGCATAACTTACAATCTGTGTATTCCCTGTTACCAAGTTCTTTGCTTTTAATACTTTAGTTGTATTATCAGCATTTGTTACAGAAACGCCAGCAATAACATCAACGGTTACTGTTCCATATGCTGGTGTAGTAAGAGTTGCTGTTTTTTGGTCGGCAGAAATGACAACAGTATTTCCAGAAGAAATAAAATCTAAAATTTTTCTATTTGCTTGATTAATTACAGTAAAGTTTTGTTGAATAGCATCAGATGATAGTGTTCCAGTTCCAACAAACTTAATGTTTGCTGCATCAACAGGAATAGAAAGAGTCAGAACGAAGTTTGGTCCAGAACTAGTAAATGATTTTGATCTGAATACTTTTTGTGAGACATAACTGCTATCAGAAATATTAGAAACATACGGATATCCAACATCAAACAATAATTCTGGTTGATTTGGATTATAGAATAATGTGTCACCTGTGTCTAATCCATTAAATTTTCCAGAATTTGTTATGTCAGCAGACGCAGTTCTAACTGTCGGTGTTGCAGGACCACTAGGAACTCTAATCAAGGACTCAATATCTGGAGTAGAAAACAGCAGACTAAATATTGAATTGTCTGTTGGATTTACTGTAAAAGGACTATTAACAGTAGCAGTCTTTGATGTTCCATCATAAGAAACAATTTCTCTTACATCGGTGTAACCTGATGTTGTCACAGAAATCTTCACACCATAATATGCATTTGCTACAGCAGAAAACTTACCAGTAGTATCTAGGAATTTAATTGTTGTTGCTGATGATCCTGAAGTCAATCCTGATCCACTTAATGTATTTGCACTTACATCAGTAATGAACATCTTATATGAATAAGTTGCTGTATTTGCTGATGTACTACTTTCAAAATCAATATTTCTTAGGAATGCTGATCCTACTAGTGTAGAAGAATATGTTACTGTATTAGTTGATACAATTGCACCATTAGCAACACAATGCAGATCAACTTTAGGCATTGTTGTAATATCAAAAGTACCTATAATATTATTTGCTATAACATATGAACCATAATCAATATAAACTTGGTTATTGTTAATTGAATTGGTTGTTCTTGCTCTATTTGATACTAATTTAATGTCTGATTGATTCTCTATTCTATAGCCACGAACATATGCTAGACCTTTGCTGATATTCAAATCATACAGATTACCATTTACTGTATTTGCAGAAGGAGTAAATTTGAAATCATTAACGATGTAATCGCCGTTAGTTTCATATGTTCTTTTTGCAAAATAATCATCAATTACTGAGTAAACTGTTCCATCAACTTGTTTCAGAATTTTACCATTTTGAATTTTTACTAATTCAATAAATTGATCATCATTACCCAAAGCAAGAGGTAAGGTAATTAACTCTAATGAAATTTTAAATCTATCAGCACCAGGTGCTTGATAGTTTGATGCGCCTACAGCAGGATCTAATAAAGAAGGATCATCAACATAATCTACAATTGTTTCTTCAATAGAAAGACCAACACGATAGCTTGGACTATTACCGTACTTATCTAAAATAACTGTTTGTGGTAAAACACTTACAAAGTTACCAATTGAATATTTGTTATATGTTCCATCTGGATTAGGAGTATTTGAGATGTTGTATCCATTGATAACATAAAAAATACCATTTGATATAGATGCAACAGAAGATTTTCCTGTGCATGTAGTCGCTGCTGTATTTGATCCTATTGTTGTAGCAGCAAAGTTTGATCCATCACTTGGAAAAATATTTGCTGCATCTTGAAATCTAGAACCTGAATAGTAGTTTACAACGAGTGTGGGAAAGTCTGAAGTTGTTCCTTCCGCTACTGCAATAACTTTTGCTCTAA